GCGCGGTTCCGCGTGGACACGTTGCGCGGCGTGTGGACGTATGACGGGACGCCGATCGACCCGGCCGACTGGCGCATCGTGCAACGCACGCTCTGGCCTACGGTCGGCCCGGCCGAGGGCGCCGTGATCAAGCTCGCGCGGGACATGATCGCGCAAGCGGCCGCGATGGACGGCTACGCGCTGGAATTCTGGGCGAACGGAGGCGCACCGCTCACGGTCCTACGGTCGGATCAAGAGCTATCGAAGGCGCAGGCGCAGGACGCGAAGGCGACATACGCGGAGGCGCGCAACGCCGGGCCGGGCCTCCCGCTGGTACTCGGGAAGGGTCTGGATATCTCCGGGTTCGGCGTGGACATCGCGCAGGCGCAGGGGACGACGGCCGATAGCCGGCACGAGCTGATCAGTTCGCTCGGGCGCTATTGGGGCATCCCGCCAAACTTCCTCAACGCGCCCGTACTGTCGGGGAATCTCGTGTATCAGACCGTCGAAGCGGCCGGCCAGTACCTAGTCAGTTACACGCTGGAGCCTTACGCGGCCGCGGTCGCGGACATGATGTCCGAGCTGTTGCCGGCCGATTACGTCACCGGCCGGCACGTCACGCTGGGCCTGGATCACCTATCCAAACCGTCGCCGGGCGCCCGCGCGACGTACTACCAGACCATGACCGCGATCGGCGCGATGACCGTTGCCGAGGTCCGCGACGCCGAGGGGCTCCCCCCGCAGGAATCACCCACGACGCCTACGCCGGTCGCAGAGCCTAGCGAGGTCGAGATATGACGATGGACACGGTTCGGTATCTAGACGCCGCGCAGCTCGCCTTACGGGACGCGGAGGGCGACGGGCCGCGCAAAGTCGGCGGCTATGGCGTCCGATGGGGCTCGGTCGCGGAGCGCACGGCCGAGTACGGACCGGAGGCGTTCGCGCCCGGATCGTTCCGCGCGGCGCTCCGGGCGCTGGGCGGGCGCCCGATCCCGATGCTCGACCGGCACGACGGCAACGTGATCGGCACGCTGACCGCGACCGAGGACGCGCAGGGATTGCTACTCGACGGGACGTTGCTCCGCAACGCGGCCGCAGAGGCGTGGGCCGAGCGGTCCGCGGCCGGCGTGGACGGCGCGTCGATCGAGTACCTACCCGATCCGGCCGGGTTCGCCGTGACACGCGACGGCGTGACCGTCCATAAGCGCGTCGCGCGACTGGTCGCGGTCGCGGCGTCCTATAAGCCGGCTCACTTGGGCGCGGCGATCAGTTTGCGAGACTCGGAGGATTCCATGGCACTAGACATGATCACATTTCCCCCGGAGACGCCGGCGCCGCCGGAGCCGGAGCCGAAGCCGGAGCCGGACCCGCCGGAGCCCGTCACGATGACGGCCGTGCAGGGCGTCGTGCATCGCGAGGTCGCGGCGCTCAAGCGGTCGATGGGCGAGCTGGGCGAGGTCCGCGGCGCGGACCCCTGGGCCGCGGTCCGCGAGATGGGCCTGGGCGAGCTGGCGCGCGGCGTGCTGGACGGCCGGACCGAGCTGCGAGGCGTGCTGGCGCGCGCGCTGGCGGATCAGACGACGGCCGAATCCCCCGGTGTCACCACGCCGGGCGTGCTGCAGGACGTCAAGCGGCTATTCATCCGCTCGCGGCCGGGCATCGATGCATTCGGCCGCGTCCCGCTCGACGGCGTGGGGATGAGTGTCGAGTGGCCGATCTTCTCGACCGCGCTCGGGACGATCGTCGGGGAACAGCTCACGCAGAAAGCGGAGGTGACATCGGTCGATGTCCCGCTGACTAAGGGCTCGGTCGCGATCCGCACGTTCGCGGGCGGATCGGACGTGGCCTACCAGCTCATCCGGCGCAGCTCCCCGGCGTATCTCGCGGCGCTGGAGCGCGCTTATCTGTCCGCATACGCCGCGGTCACGGACGGCGCATTCGTGGACGCGATCGAAGGGACAGCCGGGCTCGCGTCCATCGTGATCAATTGGGTGACGGCGACGCCGGCGCAGATGCAGGAAGCGGTATTCCTCGCAAGTACGATGATCCAAGATGCGACCGGGCAGCCGGCCGAATTCGTCCTAGCGGGCGCCGGGACGTTCACCGAGATAGGCGGCGCGCTCACGCCTCCCCCCGTGTTCAATCAGGCCGGCTCGGCGCAGGCGTCCACGCTGGCGCCGAACCTGTCCGGGCTCCGCGTCATCTATCAACCCAACGTCAACGCCGGCACCGCGATCATCTCCAACAGCGAAGCGGCCAAGTGGCACGAGGACGGGCCGGAATTCGTGCAGGAGGAAGACGTGGCGAAGCTCGGGCGCAATGTCGCGGTCTGGGGCATGGGCGCCGCGGCCGTGTACGTCCCGGCCGGCATCGTCAAGACTGCCGCGGCGTAACCCGTGGCGCTCACGGTCTGGGTCACGGGCTCCGCGATCCTGGATCACGTCGGCAACGCGACCCCCACGGCGGGCGATACGTCATGGGCGGGCGCCTGCGCGTCCGCCGTGACGGCCGGGATCAATACCCGGCTAGGCTCGGCCGCGGACCCGCTGCCCGCCGGCGCGCTCGATGAGCTGACCGGCGCCGCGCTGGTCGCGGGGACCGAGGCATACAAACGCCGTGAGGCGCCGTGGGGGATCACGGGATACGTCGATATGTCCGGCTCCGCGATGCGCGTCGCGCGGGACTGGCTCGCGGCGATCGGGCCGCAAGTGGACCGCTACCGGGCCGTGTCGGACGGCATCGGGTGACGATCACCGATGCGCGCGCCGAGCTGGAAACCGCGCTCACGGCCGGCGGGCTCCGCGTCGCGCCGCCGGGCGCTGGTCAGATCGCGGCGCCCGCGGTGGTGGTGGTGGGCGGCGAGCCGTGGATACAGTCGGCGCAGCTCGGCGCCGGGCGGCAGACCGTCGTGCTGGAGATCGTCGGCATCGTGGGCGGCGCGTCCGACCCGCTCACGATGGACGCGCTAGAGACGATGGCGCTGGCGATCGTCGCGGCGCTGCGTCCGCTGCGCGAATGGTCGGCGCCGGTCGTGCATCGGCCGGGCCGGACCGAAGCGGCCGGCGCCGTCTACACGTCCGTTCGCGTCGGCACGTCACGCATCATCGACACGCTCTAGGAGGTTAGGAACATGGCCGCGGTCTCTGCTACGCCACTCTTCATGCGGGACGTCCTACTCACGCTCGCGGTCGGCATCGAAACGCCGGCCGAGTATCAATGCCACGTCACCGAAGCCCGGATCGCGGTCGAGCCCGGCGCCCGCGTGGACATCGCGACCCTTTGCAGCTCCGGGCAGTTCTCCGAGGTCGGCAAGGCGACGTATGCGCTCGTGCTGTCCGGCATCCAAGACTGGCACGCGAACGGCGACATGGGCCTGTCGCGCTATCTCTGGGAACACGAAGGCGAGCTAGCCGCGTTCACGTTGCAGGCGCACGGCGAGGACGTCGCGGAGGGCGAGGCGACGCCGGGGATGAGCGGGCAAGTGACGATCATCCCCGGCGATTACGGCGGGGCGATCAACGAGTACGCGGTCATCGACGGGATCGAGCTGCCATGCCGAGCGAAGCCCGCCCTAGTGACGGCGTGACCCGTGCCGGCCGGCTATGAGGTCGCGGGCGAAGCGGAGACGATCGCGGCGATAGAGCAGGCGACCGCGGCCGCGACGGCGACTAGCGCGCTGATCGCGGCCGCGGACATGGTGCTGCCGGTCGCGCGCATCCTCGGGCCGAATGTCACGGGGCAGCTCGCGGGCTCCTACGAGACGATGCATTCCGACCCGCCGGGCGTCGCATCGTCGCTCGTCTATGCCGGCATCGTGGAGTACGGATGGCCGGCGCGCGACCGGCCGGCGCACCTGCGCGTGCAGTCGGCGTGGGACTCCAAGCTGACCGATATCGAGTCGATGATGGGCGCTCGGGTCGATGACGCCGGCGGCGGGCTCGGGCTATGACGGAGCTGCGCGTGTTCCGCGTGGACGTGTCGCAGATCACGCCGGACGCCGTGTCGCTGGGCGACCTGATCGACATTTGCGAAGCGGCCGAGGTCGCGCCCGATGACCTGTCGCCCCTGATGGCGGACCCGAAGGCCGGCACGCGCCGGCTCAAAGCACTAGCGGCGTTCGCGTGGACGATCGCCCGGCGGGATGATCCGGAGTTGACATACGCGGACGTGCTGGCGGGACGCGTCGACTTGATCGGAGGGCCGGGCATCGCCATACCGGACCCTCCCGTGTCCGGCTCCGACGCCGGAACGCCCGACAACAGCGGACCCGGCTCCTGATGAGCGCGTGTCTCCTGCTGGGGATCACGCCGACCGAGGCGCGCGGGCTCACGCTGGAACAGCTCGCCATAGCGGCGCAGCTCCGCTACCCGCGACAGAAGCGACGCCGCTGACATGGCGCTGGTCGTCTCGATCACGGGTGACACGAAGGGACTAGACGCCGCGGTCGGCTCGGCCGGCGGGACGATCAACGCATTCGGCAAGTCCGTTGACCTAGGCGGTATCGCCAAAGTGACCGCGTTCGCGGGCGTGGCGGGCATCGCGGTCACGGCGATCACGGCGATGACCATGGCCGCGGCCGCGGACCGTGACGAACAAGTCAAGCTCGCGGCGACGATCGCGAACGCGACGGGCTCGACCGAGGACTACACCGCGGCGACCGACGCCGCGATCAAGGCCGGGCAGGCGAAGGCGTTCACCGACTCCGAGACGCGGGAGGCGCTCGGGACGCTGATCACGGCGACGAAAGACATGGACGCCGCGCAATCGCGGCTGACGCTGGTGCAGGACATCGCCCGCGAAGCGAACGTCTCACTCGCGACCGCGGCCGATGCCGTCGCGAAGGCGCACAACGGCAACGCGACGTCCCTGTCCAAGATGCTGCCGGGGCTCACGTCATCGACGGACGCGACCGAAGTCCTAGCCGCGGCGCAGACGCAAGCGGCCGGCGCCGCGGACACGTTCGCGGCATCGTCCGAGGGTCAGATGATGCGGACGTCGGACAGCATCGGGGAGCTGACCGAGACGATCGGGAGCGCGTTCCTGCCGATCCTTGACGCGCTCCTGCCGGCGCTCCTGCCGATCATCGAAGCCTTGGGAGAGATGATCACGGCCGTGCTGCCGATCCTCACGCCGATGATCAAGGCGGCCGGGCTCGCCATCCAACTATTCGGTGAGTACATCAAGTTTGCGGCCGGGCTCGTGGCGGACCTTCTCGGCGCGATCCAAGACATGATCAAGCCGATCCAAGACCTGCTAGATGAGCTGGCGAAGTTGACGCAATTCGAGCTGCCGGACATCGTGGGCGGGATCACCGACGCGCTGCCCGGCGGCATCCTGCCATTCTCGGCCGGCACGCCGGAGGGACCATCGGGCGCGACGACGCGCTCCCCTGGATCACAAGCGGCGTCCGGTGGTGGCGGCGGCGTGACCATCAACATCGTCGGCGATCCCGCGACCGTAGAGCGGACGGTCGTGCGGGCGCTGCGGACCTACACGCGGCGCAATGGTGCATTCGTGGGCGAGCTGGGCGGTATCGCGTGACGGACCCGATCACGACGTATGAGCGGCTATCGGCCGACGTCGCGGAGGTCTACGTCATGGCGCTCGACTCCGACCGCGCGACGTGGGACGGATCGTTCTGGGATGGTCCGGAGGTCTGGACGGCGATCGGCTGGCAGGCGATCGACTGCCAAGTGCGCGGGGCCGAATGGGCCGAGGGCGCCGACCGTGCCGTGGGCGTCCTGTCGTCCGCGACCGGGGGGAGCTGGGGGCTGGAGCTATATGACCCGGACCGGACCATGGACCCGTCCAATCCGACCGGCTACCTAGGGCGCTACGTCCAGCCGGGCCGGTATATCCGGTTCGGCTATCAGGGCGGCACGATCGGGACCGGCGTCATCGACTCGATCGTGTACGAGCCCGTCACGGGCCTCGCGCGGCTCCGCGGGACGGACGGCGTAGGGCTCGGCGCGCAGCTCGAGATCGACCCGCCGTCGGCATCGGTGGATCATCTGCGGGAGCTGGCGCGCTATGTCCTGACGCAGATACAGAGCGCGATGGTGACGTGCGAGCCGGACCCGCCGGCGGGCGATGAGCTGATCGGCTCCCCCGTCGTCCTGCCGACCGGCAAGATCAAGGCATGGGCCGCGGTCGCGGACGCCGCGCGGGACGCGCTGCAATTCGCGTGGATCGACCGCGACCTGATCCTACGGTTCCGGCCGCACGCGGACCCCCGCGATCCTGGGATACAGCTCGGGTGTGACGGCATCCCCACGCTCGGCCTGATCGTGTCCGCGACCGGTGACGGCATCCTCAACACCGTCGTCGCGAAGCCTACGGGCGGCGGGCCGACCGTGACCGTATCGGACGCCGAGTCGATCCGCCGGTACGGCGTCCGCAAGCTCGACCGCTCCGATCGGCAAGTGCCGAATGCGGCGACGTGGGCGCCCGCGGTCCTACTCGATCGGGCGTGGGCGAGCATGGAGCTGTTACCGCTCCAGAGCTGGCCGACCGCGGCGGACGGGCTCGCGCAGCTCGACGCGGTGTTCGGCGCGCCGATGATCGCCAACGTCCGCATCCGCGGCGATACGGTCGATCCTCC